CCATAAAATCTAAGTAGATTCAAAACCAGAATACCATAAAATCTAAGTAGATTCAAAACCAGAATACCATAAAATCTAAGTAGATTCAAAACCAGAATACCATAAAATCGATTTATTTTCCAAAATAGTATAGAAAATATAATACTTACTACTATATCTTCTAAAATCAATATGCGTATCTTTATCAATAATCCTATAAAATCAGAAGCATTTATTGCGATTATCCAAAATATACGTAGTTTCACGGAAACAATCAATATACAATTTAATGAAGCAGGTCTATCTATTCAAACAATGGATACCTCACATATTTCGGTAGTCGAACTTGTAATACCAGCCGATTGGTTTACCGAATATGAATGTTCGAAATCCGTGATTCTTGGTATACATTTCGGAATTTTCTCGAAAATATTATCTACAAAAGATAAATCACAGAGTCTAACAATCAATCATTCGAAAGAGAATGAAGATAAATTAGAGATTCATTTTACATCATCACCTGTGATTGAGAATAAAGTTATCGAAAATACAGTTATTGATTCAGAACCAATTACTATAAAGGTTAAAAAATCCACAATAAAACCTGTAAAAAAAATTCCAGAAGTAAAAATATATGATACACATTTCGAAATTCCACTAATCGATATAGAATCAGAAGCGATTGAGATCCCACCAATTGAATATGCCGCTGAATTCTCTCTTTCCTCTACCAATTTCTCAAATATTGTATCGCAATTACGCCTTTTTGGAGATACGATGGATATCGAATGTTCAGAGGAAAAGATTATATTATATTCGCACGGAATAGAGTCTGGGAAAATGTGTGTAGAAATAAATATCGATGAATTAACCGAATTCGCAATAAATGAGGGACATCATCTCAAGATCTCATTTGCACTTAATTATCTTCATAGTATTTGCGCATTTCATAAATTAACAAAAGAGATTGAATTAAAAATATGCGAGAATTATCCACTTTGTGCCATATATAGTTTAGGAGATGATGCAACGGTCAAGTTTTATTTAGCACCGAAAATTACTGATGACGATTGATTATATATATAAAAATATATAAAAATATATGAATAGTTATAAAAAAATGAGAAAACAAATATCTTCTAGAACTCCTCCCCCTTCGAATATAACAAATATACCAAATAAAGTTCCTCCCCCTCCTTCGAATCTATCTAATATACCAAATAAAAACCCTACTTTTTTTGGATCTATGATTCAAGGTATGGCGTTAGGTACTGGGTCTTCTATCGGTCATAAAATGGTAGATAGTATTTTTATTGGAAAAAATACAGAAATAAAAAATAAAACCAGTTGTAATGATTTAGATAAATATATTATTGAATTTAATAAATGTATGGAAATGAGTGATAATAATTATCAAGAATGTTATTCATTATTAGATATTTATATGAATTGTAAAAAAATATCACAATCAACATTTTAGACATAACCCTTACATCATTGCACATTTACATCTTTACTACGAATTGAAACACTGAATATCAATAAAGGCGATTTATCTGCGATTTATCTGTGCAAAGGTGTAAAATTTTTGAAAATCAAAATATAAAATCATATACTATATGTTTTTTTATACCCAACAAAATACTTCTCATTTTATAAATGAAAATATAGAATTGAATAAAAGATATAATTTAGATATGATGAATCGAAAGAGAAACCGAGGTATAAATAAATATAATCATCAATATGAAAAAATGATCCAGGAAATACAAAAAAACCAAAAAAACCAGGAAATCCAAAAAAACCAGGAAAAACAAGAAAAAATAAAATCTCTCAAATTAGCCGAACCAAAATTCAATCGATGGAATGAAGATATTTTTGAACAAATAAACTTGGAAGAACAAAAGAAAAAAATAAAAGAATTAAAATTAACAGATCCTATCCAAATCGATACATCGGATGCATCCGAACCATCCGATATAAATGATTGGGTAAATGATTGGATAGAAAAAGATAATAATATTTGCGTTTAGAAATATAATAAATAAAACCCCCAATATTCATAAACATGGAATTCTATATCAGTTTTTTTATTTTTATTGTCATCATTTTTTTATATGTTCACATAATGGCTCAATTTAAGAAAAGTGAGGATTTAGAAATATATGAAATGGATTATACGACAAATACAGAACTTCAGGAGATATGTAATTCAAAACAGCCCGTATTATTTGATTTTAAATCGGTAAATCCAGAGATTTTCACGGACTTGGACTCGGTGACTTTTCTTAAACAATCCTCTTACGATGTGAATGTCCGCGATACTACCGATTATTTGAATCCGAATAATACAAATAATAATAGTGTCGAATCCGTACCATTGAAATACGATAGTTTTAGAAGACTAGCAGCAGCGGATTCCCGAGCGCATTTTATTACCGAGGGGAATTTAGGATTTATAGAGGAATCGGGTCTTTATTCGGAATATGAGGAACTGAATCCTTATTTGAAACCGGCTTGGACGGTCCAGACAAAATATGATATATTACAGGGATCAGAGGGGGCATATACACCTCTGCGATATCATACAGATGAACGGCGGTTTTATGTAGTATCATCTGGGAAAATAACGGTGAAAATGTCGCCATGGAAGAGTCGGAAATATTTATATCCGATTACGGATTTTACTGCATATGAATTCCTGTCGCCGATTGATGCATGGACACCTGCCAATAACAAAGGATCGAATGGAAAACGCGACTATACCCAAGATATCGAAAAGATCAAATTCTTAGAGTTTGATGTTTTAGAAGGATTTGTTCTCTATGTACCACCCTATTGGTGGTATTCGATTCAATATTCCTCGGCGGATACGCTTGTATTAGGGGCGACGTATAATACTGGTCCGAGAGTTCTTGCAAATTCATGGGATATTCTTCAATATTATTTACAACAGGATAATACTACGAAAAAAGTGACAAAGACCATTGCATTAGATAGTCCTCCGATTCAGGAAACTACTGAGTTGGATGAATCAGTTGACCAATCTGGAGGAGAACCGGTTATAGATCCTTTACAATATGTTGAATAATTTGGTTTATTTTTTGGATTTTCTTGTTTTTGATTTTTTGGATTTTGATTTTTTTGTCTTTCGTTTATTTGTTTTTCTACCACCGATCGTTTGATGTTCGGTAGATGGTTGTATAGTGGATGGTTGTAAAACATCTCTTACTTTTAATTCTATAGATTTAATTTTGGTATTAAATATTTCCAATTCGTTATTGAATTTTACCAACGCTTCAGTTATAACTTCTGATTGTATTACACTTGCTTCGTTATATAATTGAACTAAGTAATTATCGGATTCAGCATCAATTTTTATACTATTTATACGTGCATCAAAATTAGAAAGAATTGGTTCAATAATTGTTATAAATTGTCTTTGGTTTTCAACTAAAAATAATCTTTCTATTTCAATATCACTTAAAAGAGTTTTAATTTTGGGAGTACACGTAGTATATATATATCCTCTGTCACATGCAGTATGTGCTATTTTTTCTAAGTTGCGAATTGATCCTAAGATATTATCTATTTGTGTTTTAAAATTTGCTATTGTGTTTTTGCGTATACCAGCAAATGCTGCTTTTATTTTGTTGGTTATTTTATTTATATTATCTGATTTTGAAGTATCATCTTTTCTTGTTTCCATATCATCAATTTGTTTTTTTATTGATTTAAATGGGTAGATAAGTACTGATGATATCGATGTTATCAAAGTGTTTCCTGATGTGAAAATATTATTAATAAAATTTGTTAATGTAGAAAATGTTTGTCCAATATAACCAACACCCTCAGAAAATCCAGGCGTTAATTGCTTAACTGATTCTTTTGATAAATTCGATATTTCAGATAAATTATCACTTGCATTTCCAACTTGGATTGCTAAATTTTCTAAAGTTTTTGCAGTTAATTTACCAGATTCATCAGTAATTAATTTAGAAGAATCTGCAACTTGCCCTACTAGTTGTGCAGTTTTTTGTCCAACTATTAATCCTTCCTTAGCAACGCCAACTGCTTCATTAACTGTTTCTACTCCTGTTTTTGCTACTACAACAGCAGCATCGCCGACTTCTACTGCATGTTGTACTGTTTTTGCTGCGGCCATACCAGTGGCTTGAAATACAGTACCGAATCCTCCTTTTATTTTCTTTGATTTTCCCATTTCCAAAGTTTCTTATATAATACATATATTTTAGTACTCTTCTTCTAAAATATATTCTTTTGTTATAATAAATCAAAATAGTATGTTTGAGAGATATGTTTTCGCATGCGTTCTATTATTAGTCCTCGATTTTGCGTTTCTCTATATGAACAAAGTCAATTTCCAAAACCAAGTCATTACTGTACAACGCGTTATTCTACAACCGAACTATGTGGGATTTATAATGTCGTATGTCTGTATTTTAGCGCTACTTTGCTATTTTATTATTCGACCCCATCGTCCTGTCCAAGAGGCATTCTTACTTGGTTTATTAGTCTATGGAATATATGAGTTCACAAATAAAGCGATCTTTAAAAAATGGGAGTATATGACAGTTGCTATGGATACACTCTGGGGTGGTCTTCTGTTTGGACTTACTACATGGGGAACATACGCATATTATTCTAGATAAGCCATCCTTATATTCCTGCTAACCGCCACTGTATTTCTATACTTTGTTCATCCGGTTCAAATCCATATTTTTCATAAAATTCTTCTAATAAATCATCTGTTTCAAATTCGACGGTTTTTTTCTCAATATTAATCGTCCCTTTATATTCTAAAATACGATTTGCCCAAAGAGCCGTTCTCGCTGCATATACCAACCAATTTGCACAAAAATCGTTTAAATACAATCGTTGTTCTTCTGTTATTTCAGGTAATTTAGTATTATTAGACAGTCTATATCTGCATAAAGTAGGTAATGTTTTATATGCAGGAGAAATACTTTTTGTTTCATATCGTTCAAGATCTTTCATAGAAATAATAAAGTATATCTGCTCAGCATCAGATTCTTTTATCGTTGGATCCCGAATCAATATATTTTTAATAATTGTCGCAATTATATTATGCGGTTTTTCATGGATTTCTGTAGATACCCATTCCCCCTTTTTTTTCGATAAAAACCGATGAAATCGTTTATATTCTGGTAATATTGATTCTGCAATAGTAATCAAATAATCGATGGTATCGATTTCCAACCAGGAATAATAAAGTTCATATGCCCAAAACAATGATTCATCGTAATTATTTTCGGCTATTGTAATCGATAATTTCTGAAATACTTTTGTTTTATTATATAAATAACGTGTAAGAGAGAGAGACGCATCCATTTTCTTAAATATTATATTTTATATTTTTGATATAAAATATAAAAAATATATCATCTGTAATCAATTTTGTAGTTTTTTAATTAATGATGTAGTTTATATTTTATCTCTCATAAAGACTTGATAAAATATCTCAATAAACTTTAGGAAATGGCCAAAACATACCATCGTAGAAAAAATACTCGTTCTAAAAAACGATCTATTCGAAAATCTATCAAACGCTCTATGAAAAAAATCAGATTTTCTCAGGAAATTCTACCAAATTCACGAAAATCCGAAATTGTAAAAATGTTTTTAGAGGTCTTAAATATGATAAAATTATATCACTGGAAAACACATTCCTTCTCTCAACATAAAGCAACGGATGAATTATATGATCGTATCTCTACGAATACAGATAAATTTATCGAAGTTCTCATGGGGAAGGACCAATCGCGTATTCAAATGATTGAATCGAAAATTGATTTAATCGATCCAAATAAATTAACGGATTTTAAAGATCGTATTCATAAATTCCGCGAGTTTCTAGAAGATATGGATATTTATTTTGATAAACGGAATGATTCTGATTTATTAAATATTCGTGATGAAATGTTAGGTGATATAAATCAATTCCTCTATTTATTATCGATGAATAAATAAACTATTTGTTATTATTACTTATCTGGATAACTATCTAAATGACTATGCATAAAGGTAACCTTTTTACAATACTTATTACATTCTAAAACAGAATTTCCATTACCTTCATATAACCATCCTTTTGAATCTAATGTATCAATCCAATTATGAATCGCGATATAATCGGATTCTTCCTTTTCTTTACAAAACACAAATTTATCATAATTTGTATGAATACCTCCACATCCAAACAGAGTGAATCCGTCTATATGTTGTCTTTTCAAAGATATAATATATTTTAAATTATCATGTTTAATAGTAGTAATATTATGAGTATTAATAATTAAATTTGTGAGTCGAATAAAACGGGACATCTAATGAAATATATAAAAAATAGTTTTTATATATATATTATAAAAAGAATTAATGAATATACAATATTCAGCAAATACATATACATTTGTATCCTATTTAAAATACCAACAGCGTAAATATGAGTCTTCTAGATCTATAGTCCCTGTTCAAAAACCAGTGATTCCAATATCTAACGATTCTTTTACAATGGATACTTTATTCGAAGATGATAATGAGTTTATACTTTATAGTGACTACGATGATGATGATAACGTTGAAAATTATAATGAGAATCATTCAGGTAATGAATTTTCAGCATATCAATTGAATAAAAAAAATGAAGATACACCTGAACTCAATATAAATATTTCAATTATTTATGGGAAAAATTCAGCATCCCTTTTACACCAGGTATCGAAATCGACATAGAAGTTCCAATCTCATACCTGCGTATCGTAGATAATTGTTTTCTGTAATTAATATATTTTTTTCTCTCTGTAAATACTCGTTTCCATGTCCGTTGTATTATTTTTATCCAAAATGTTTTTATTACGACGGTATACGTATCATATTCGTCTATATATAATTTTAGAATATCTATAGAAGGAAGTTTGGGAAATGGAAGCCCAGAATACCAGAAGAAATATTTTGATAATTGATATCCATTATATTTCATAAATGTTTGTGTATGTATTTTATTTGCAAGTAAAAGGATTGATTGTTCATATGTAATTATTTTATAGCATCCAATATAATAATTTCCCTGTATCATTTGTATTGGATGTATTATATCCATATGTTCTTCATGGTCACTTATATCGTCACATTCAGATAATATAATAATATCATCTTCTGATTCTGATTCTGTTTCTGATTCTGTTTCTTCCTCTTCTGATTCTGATTCTTCCGATTCTGTTTCTGATTCTATATAATGATTCGAAAACATTTTAAAATTTATATTCTTCATAAATAAGTGAAAATATATCGTCAATTTTATACGTAAAATTGATATTATGTTTTTGAGTTTATTCAAAAACATACTTCTTCGTAATTTCAAATTAATGTCGATTACTACTGAAAATATCCAAACTAGTATTGGAAATTTAAATAATGCCTTTTCTGGGCGTGAAGGTGATTCTGATTACGATATGAATAAAATGATTCATATCCATCGTAGAAATCGTCCATTCGTTTGGCCATTTGATATGCAAGCAGCATTAATCGATAGTATATTAAATGGATATTATATTCCACCAATAATATGCTGCTCGAAAATTATAGATGGTAGAGAACGACGTGAGGTAATGGAAGGTGGAAATCGTATTACTACTTTTCGTAGAATATTACGTGAAGATATACGCCCATTATCCATAGAAGAACGTATACGTATTGAAACTTATCCAATTACACTTGTAATCATGCGAAATATGGATATAAAAACCCAGCGTATTATGTTTCGTCGTCTTAATAAAAATATTAAAGTAACAGATGGACAATTATATTCAATGTCGGAAGATGATTCACCACTTGTAAAGGAGGCAATCGCATTTTTAGATGATGATAATTATCCATTACGTAATTTAATTACAGAAAATTTATTCGATACCCGTCATGCGGATTCTACTGGAAAGAAAAATCTAGAAAATGCCGTTGCTATTATTTCAGGTGTATTAAATGGTCCGCACTATATTTCGAAATTATATAATATACAAGAATCACAAATTGAAAATCAGATACCGATTCAGAGACAAGATTTATCGACCGATTATTACCAATTTTCGAAATCTGCACTATGTCTAATACAATAATAGTACAAAATGATAGACGTAAAGTAAGAGGGCAATGGATGATCGGAAAATGGTTAGGAGCAATTATATATGATATTCATATTGCAAAAAAGACCCAGCGAAATATATCGGATATACAATATCTCTGGGCAAATTATATTGCAACAGTCAGACGCGGTGATGAATTCGCCGAAGATGCATCATTATTATCTGGTGCTCAGAATTTAACAGCGACACGATATTGCCGTATTTGTGCAAAAGTGAATATTTATATGAATGAACATCGAATCGCCAGTGAGAATGAATTACTACCATTTACTCATATAGATTATGAAACAGAGGATGAATATGAAAATATATCAGAAGTAGAAGATGAATAAACCCAAAAAAAATAAACCAAAAGTATAAAGGTGTATAAAAAATTGAAATCTTTTTTTATAATATATAGAAGATACATTTTACCAACTATATCGATAAACGTAAACGAAGATGCAACTCAGAAATGGAAAAATCATGGCCTCTGTTAGACATTCGGAAAGGTTTAATCCGATGGCCGAATTAAAAAAAGTAATGGAATTCGAAAATGTGGTTAGAACATCTACTGTAGACCCTGAGCCATATATGAAGATGCATGGTAAGCATGCTCAACAGACTCCGCGGACAACAATTGCAGTAATTGAAGGGCTCGTTAATTTGGCGAAAACTGGTAATAAACTCGAGAGGATGCAGAAGATTTCATTGATATACGATATCATTTTAGCCGATAAAACCTTCCGTAGTTACGGTTCATATGCGAATTTTATTGATATTATGTGTGAACAAGCGGTGAAACATAAGGAAGATATCAATCAAGGATCAATCATTTCTGCTTTAGTTACTCCTGAACTCGTGGCCGTGCATAAGCATTTTGAATGTATCCTCGATAAATATATCGATCGATCTTTTGGAACACCTTCAGACTACGACCAGTACAGTTATCACTATGATATTATGAAGAAGATCGGATACGAATATGCTGGGAATAAAGATGCAGAGATCTCTGAATATGCACGTCAAGTCGATTACGACAAATTCCTTATCGGCGATTATATCATAAACGAAGTCACTGTCTACGAACTCTATGCGATAGTGACATATAATACATTCGAGGCACTACCAAACGATATCAGTTACGATTACTGCTTCAATACTGTGTTATCGTGGTTTTAAACATTTTACACCTTTGCACTTTTACACCTTTTCACCTTTCAAACGCCGATTATATTTGATAATTCTGCCTTCAGGCAGAATTATCAATATATAAAGGCGATTAATCGGTGAAAAGTAACAGTTACCTAATTACATTAAAAGATGCCGACCCTCTGGGTCGGCATTTGAAATGTAAAAAGGTGTAAATCGCCGATTATATAACCCTGAAATCGCCTTTGGCGATTTCTAGGATATAAAAGGTGATTTATCAGTTGCAAAGTAACTGTTGCCATTTTACATTTCAAATGTGCAAAGGTGTAACCTTTCAAATGCCGACCCAGAGGGTCGGAATCTTTGAATGTTAAAATGTATAAAAAACATAAAAAAACAAATAAAAATGGGGGTTTATCTTTTTATCCCTCTTTTTTTACACCATTTCACATTTCAAATGCCGACCCTAAAGGGTCGGTATCTTTGAATGTGATTTGGTAACTGTTACTTTATAACCGATAAATTGCCTTTTTTATATCCGAGAAATCGCTGTAGGCGATTTCAGGTTATATAAATCGGCAATTGAAAGGTTAAAAGGTGTATTATTTTTTTTATTATTTTTTTATATTCAAAAATTCGATAATTCTGTACAAATTGAATGTAGAGAAGTTTCGTCTGTGAACTGAATATTTAATTGACGCGAAACATCTACAATATACCCACGAATCAAGATAAGAAAGTAATCGTTCGAATAATCAACTTTAATTGTTTTCAGTTTTGATTTATGAAGAATTGCAGTAATAATCTCTTTCATAGATTGTTGTGGGAATTGAACTGCTAATTCTGCAAAAAGACATGTCCACATTAAACATAATCCCTCTTTCTCATGAGGAGTGAGTAAATCTGACGCTGCTTCCATAGATTGTATACCATAATCATAACCTCCATAGAAATCGTTATTATTAATATACTTTGGTACAGTTGGAAGAGCATCCGCAACTTCTCTTAAAATCGATTCTATAATCTCACAACTTTCAAAATAACTCGCCTCTTTTCTTGTGACATGTTTCGGTAAATAATTAGAATTCACATGCTCCAATGTATTTTTCTCTGGATCATAAATCACTAATTCTATATGACCATTATCTGGTATATCATTTTTATAATAGGTAATATCGAAAGTACAGAATATTTTCTTCCCTTGATTTGCCTCTATTTTATCACGTAGTTTCCAATAAAATCCAGCGTAATAATCATCACGATTTGATCCAATGAGACGATCATTCTTATCATAGTACAAATAAAGTTCCCATGAATAATATTCAGGAGGCTTCATAAGTACTTTTTGACGTTTGGTTAATCTCCCATATTGACGATAATTTTCTTTAATCTTACTAATACTAGAATCTTCAAGACCGTATTTTTTATTTAAATACAGAAGCATTACTACTAATGTAGAAAGTGTGCTTATATAATCTACTGGCGTCTTACCTAATCGGTAAAGTCTTGCGAGTTCCTTCTCTAATGTGTTTGATACTGGTTCAGACATTTTTTGGTTAATTTATAAAGATTATAAAAAACTTAAAAAAGGATTCAATTTTATGCAAAAAAAAAAAGACATAAGATAATAATATAAAAATAACAAGGTATATATATTCATATGAATTTGAAATTTTATCTAAAATATGTGGGAATTCTTTGTTTTTTTACACTTTCCAATTCCTTCCTTATCAGTAAAGTCCGAAACTTTTTCGACTTTTCCTTTTTAAAATCCGAAGGAATATTAAATCCAGACTTTTCAGAAGCCTCTAATGAGGATATAGAAAAGATAAATACCGATATTTCTCTCCATTGGTATGTGATCGGTGAATCGAATCGGTTCCCTTCTAATCGTATTAAAAAAATCACTGTTTGGGAAAAGGACTATACCGTATGGAAAGATTCTAAAACAAATACATTCTATGCAATGGATGACGATTGTTCGCATAAGGGGGCCGCATTATCAGGTGGGTATTTAAAGGATGGGTGTGCCGTCTGTCCTTATCATGGATACGAATTTGCCGGGAATGGTACCCTTATGAAAGTCCCTGGGCGAGAATTTAAGAATACGCCATGTAAGAATCAGATGACTTATCCTATCGTCGAAAAAAATGGATGGATTTATTTGAATACTCTTCCAAAAGATATTACCCATTCAATGAATGATAATACCCTATACGCGAATTCTATTCCCGAAGAAGAGGAAGCAAGAAACCCTGATTTCTCCACTATTTTCTTAAACGTATTCTTTAAAGCATATAGTCGTATTGTTTCGGAAAATTCTCTCGATGTCATGCATATTGGATATGTACATACTTTTGGAAATCGCGATTTTCCGAGCCCAATTCACGAGATACCCCCTTTTCCTCTGTCAAACCACCATTGGCGAACAGAATATGATTATTTATCTGGGAAAAAATCGTTTGCAAAAAAACTCTTTGGGGTCAACCAGTTAAAAATCCAGAACGAATTTGCACTTCCACATATGACAGTCGCACGTATTTTATTTGGACCATGGATATCGACGGTGGTTACCTTTGCTACACCGATGAATATGACCCATACACAACTCTTTGTGAAAACCTATCGGAACTTTTGGAGAGCGCCGATTAATTCTCAAAATCCACTTGAAAAAATATATAAATCTCTAGGTGATTATTTCACATATAAATTAATGTATGAAACCGTTATGCAGGATAAATCCGTCGTAGAAAATATCCCATTAAAAAAAGCAGACGGTAAATTTAATATGAAATATGATAAATTATCGAATACTTATCGTACACAGTATAAACGATTGATTCATTCGGTTGTATAATAAATGTATGATTATTATAGTAGGCGACGAAAACTTTTTTTATAGTTTACAGGACGAATCGGTATCTTCTCCCTATTAAGAGATTTACGTTTTGGAAATTTTTCTTTTGTTTTTATGATTTTTGTTTTTTCAGATGTATCATCATTTATAATTGGCGTTTTTGTAATAATATGAGAACAACGGGTACATATATTTTTACTATCATTACTACTAGTATACCAAAAATACAAACCATGATCAGAAACATGATATTTGTAAAAATTATATCCATGCAGAGATAGTTGTGTGGATGTACATTTATTCTGACACCTTTCACAAAATTTACCCGATTCTAATGGAATCATTACTTCTTCGGCCGGACTCGATTTCAAAAATAAGGAAGGGTGGCGATAAAAATCCGCATTTTTCGCCCATTCCAATTCTTCTTGAATTCGATCTTCCTCTTCCATTGGGTCATAGGTATGTGATCGAAGATATTTTATAAATCTCTGGCGATCCATTCGGCGTGCTTCACTCTTAAAATCGAGCATATGCAGAAGATGAAAATCAATATGTATAAAATCATTTATATCAATAATCGATTTAAACTTCCCATTTTTATCAAAAATAAATTTACCGGTGAAAAGGCAAATCAAATGAACGAGTTCAACTGGTAGAGTCTGAAAGAGTGAGTTTAATGAGACTACAGACATTTTATAGAGAATTGACGATACTAATTAGGGGTATGATATAAAATACGGAAAAATAGATAAAAAACAATCAATTTTATACATATGTATTTATATCTATTCATTGATAGAAACCAATTAAAAAATCCATTTATTATAGAATATATGAAATTATCTATTTTATATTTTCCTTTTTTCCTAGCTTCTCTCTTTTCCAAAACATTCTCCCTCCAGTGGAATAATTATAAACCAGAAACAAAATCTCTAAGTTACTTATTACGTGATATCGAATCTAAGAAAATCGATAAAATATATATTTCGAATGATTTAACGCATATCTATTATAAAGAACTTGAATTAATCCCTGATATTGATAAAACCAAAGATAAAACAGAAATCATGGATTTTACTACCCAATATAAACGTACGATTACTTCTCCTGCGGTTATTCCAAAAGTATTAGATTCTACAGAATCCGCAAAAGTAGAATCGTTTATTATGGAATATAATCCAGAGCAGGGTTTCCAGGTTGCACCTATTTTAAACACATTTTTCACAGGAACTTTATTATATATTACAGTTCGACTTGCTGCATCGTTATTTTTCAGAAATAGACCTATGCAAAATGGGATGCCTCCGAATCCATTTTCTTCTTTTATAAAACAACCGAAAACGGATATAAAAATCAATCTAGAGAAATCGAATATTACCTTGGCCAGTTGGGCGGGTAGCCCCGAGGTTTCCGAAGAATGTTTCGAGATTATTTCCTATATGCGTAATTCGACGCAGTATAAACTCGCAGGCGCGGAACTACCTCGAGGTATTCTCTTAGAAGGACCCCCGGGAACAGGAAAAACGTTAATTGCAAAGGCGATTGCATCTGAAACAAACGCGACATTTATATCCGTCTCCGCCAGCGAATTCGTCGAATTATTCGTCGGTATGGGTGCTGCAAAAGTCCGTTCTCTTTTTGAAATGGCCAGAGAGAACAGTCCATCGATTATTTTTATTGATGAAATCGATTCTGTTGGAAAACAGAGAGGTGGATCCTCTTTCGGTGGAAATGATGAGAGAGAGCAGACCCTCAATCAGATTCTAGCGGAAATGGATGGGTTTGATTCAAATGAAGATATTCTAGTAATCGCAGCGACGAACCGTAAGGATATTCTCGATGCGGCACTTCTTAGACCTGGTCGTTTTGATCGTATTATTTATGTCCCCCTTCCTGATAAGGATTCACGAAAATCGATTCTTCAGATTTATTTAGATAAAAAACAGACAAGTAAAGAGCCAAATGAAAAGATCGAATTAGATATTCTCGCAGAAATGACCCAAGGATTTTCCGGTGCCCAAATAAAAAATCTCGTGAATGAAGCAGCGATATATTCCGCTAGAGATAACCGTATAGAGATTTCTCAAACAGATATTGAAACGGCACTCGAAAAACTTGTTGTGGGTATTGTCAAAAAGATTGATACTCGCGATGTAGAAACCAGGAAAAGAGTCGCGATTCATGAACTTGGACATGCTTTTTTAGCCTATTATTTCCGAGAATATTTTCAATTAACGAAAGTCACGATTCAGAGTACGTATTCTGGTGCAGGTGGGTATACGCTTTTTAAGGAGAAACCGGATATCGATGGACTTTATACGAAGGATCTCTTAAAGAAACGATTAATGGTCGCGTTAGGAGGTAAGGCCGCCGAGTTTATCTTCTATGGCGAGGATTTCATTTCTCTTGGAGCCATTCAAGACTTGAAAGAAGCGAATGGATTAGCGAAACGTATGATATCTAATTATGGTATGGGGACTGAACTCGAAGTATTTTATGATACGAAAGAGGATGCGACTATTATTTCAAATCCAACGAATCAATATTCCGATAAGCGATTAGAACAAATCGATGATGAATCTTTATATTTATTAAATGATGCTTATTCAGACGTCATTTTGATGCTTGTGAAATATAGAGAAAATATCGAAAAAATTGTCGATATCCTCTTAAAAAATGGATCACTCACAGAAAAAGAATTCGAGAGAATTCTTATGGAGTGTAATAATAATTTTCATATTAGGGAAGATGAATAAAAATCATAGAACAATACTATGAAATCCAATAAATAGGGGGTGTGAAATCGGATACTCGACTCTCTCACCCGTTTCTAGATTTACCATAATAAAATATTGTGTTTTAGATACTTCATTTATTCCAAAACATACGAGTACTGGATCACTGTTACTATTATTATTGGTCGTATTATTATCCCCTTCTAGATAAAATAGTCCGGGTTCACCACAAATAAAATATTCTTCAAAGACTATTTTTTTTACGATATCCGTTTTTTCTAAAACATAAAAACCATTGATTCGTCCATTTTCGATACCTCTTAAAATATATTGTTTGTGTTTTATGGGATTATTAGAAACGATCGGTACAGGAAAATCTAAATTAAGGGGTTCTAAATCAAGATATTTAAATAAATGGGATTCTCCAGAAGAACGGTTGATCATTAATCGCCGATATTTTCCATTATGTAAAACTTCGTTATAATTAATTCTATCATAAAATGGTGCTAAAATATTAATCTCATTCTCTTTTATTTCAATATCCGAATAGTGAAAAAGATAAAAACTTTTATCTACTTTATATGTCTCTATTTTCCCACAATTTTTATGAATTAAATAAATAAATGTTGGCGCTGATTCGTCGAAATAAATCGGGATTTTTTTATTGAAAATATTCGACCAATCCATTTTCAAAGGTGAATTCATCAATATAATATAATTTTCATCGGAATAAAAGTCGTGTATTAAAGGCATGTATACCATCGGGATTTTATATTCATTTATTTTCTTAAATTCTTGTGTTTTATTATCTACGTCCACTTGATACCATATTACATTGTTTTTCAATATATCATATTCGATCGTCTCAATATATCCATCGACCATTTTCGAATGCCCAGAAAAGGTATTTAAAAAAGGGATTTCTTTTTTTCCGATCGTTTCGACTGTTTTTTTATTTTGATCAATATGGATTTCATACGGCATATCTCTCTCAAAAAGAGCATATATATTTTCATTATTATTATGTACTTTTAAAAAAGCAGTATTTGCAACGCCTAATAGATTCGGTATGAGTCTTAAAGCATTCATCATTATTTGAACCCCTATAATTATATTATTATTAAACAATGGTTTACCAAATGTTTTTTCGAATTTTAATTTTTCGGTGTTTATTAGGGTCTGTGTAAATGTCGCCGTTCCATTTTCTAAGAAAACCCCCTGAATAATTCCATCGCCAGTGAAGAGATCGTATAATGATTCCACTTTTTTATGATCGATTTTTGGACCGATTAAGCCATAGAATCCAGTGATAGGAAATATATTTGGAGGAGAAATTAGAGTTTCTTTTATTTGATATTCTTTTATTCTATTTAGATTTTGTAAAAACAAATTCGGAATTTTGAGAGAATAACCAGAATTTGATAATATACAAAAAAATCCAAAATGGCTCAATAATTTCCAAAATATCATATTATAATTAATATATTATGATATTATCATATATTTACATTGTTTTTATTAATCGTTTTTATTATACATATAAACTCTGGGCGGTTGTTACATATTTCAGAATCAATCCATCGATTTTCGAGAGATTTTGTAAAAGTTCGATATTTCCAGAGGTCTCGGCAATATTCATAAATTCTCTCGTAATATTCGAAACTTTTAGAATTGCCTTTGTAAAATCGCCGACAGAAACTTCTTTTCCATAGACAACCGTTTGTATAAAAGTTTTACACTGTAATTCATCTTCAGCATTCACCCATCCCTCAATTTCATCAATAAAATCATAATTCAACATGGAATCATAGCGAATTCCAGTATTAATATCTAAATCTCTCTCCATATCTATAAATTCGTACATTAACTCGTTTACTTCTCCTATACGACTTTTCATAAACATATTCTCTGACCCATAATTATATTTACGGAAATCTTCAGGAACTTTTATATCTGTGAAAGTAATAAAATATTGTATGAGTTGTAGTGGTGAAAAATGCGTCATTTGATTCCATCTTGAAAATAAAATAGCGTTTATCACAGGATGTATTTCTGCAAGATTAGACGATATTTTACCCAGATTCGTCAGAATATAATTATCAAATCCATCTGTTTCTATTCTCTCGACCAGTCCATATTTTTCTAAAATATAACATATATTTTCGATATTTTTTATTATATACGAATCCATATATCCCATTCGATCATCTTCTTTTATAATTATATTCATACTATCTAAAAACTCTTTATAACGTAGTAAATCCTGATCAAATGTACGGTAATCGTCTTTTAGACCAGTAATCTCTCGTTCAATCTCCTTTCTCCGTTTATTTGTCATCATAGATAGATTCGCTTGTATTTCTAAAACACGTTTACATTTTTCTATCGGCATTTTATTCATAGCGACGGCTGCTTCTTTTTTATCTCTCAGTTTTTCTAAAACATTTATTTCTTCTTTTATAGATTCCGATTTCTCCATTAATTCTCTCGATAGCATCGATTTTTCTACGAAAGAGCAAATTTCTTGAATAGATACTTGTTCGGATGTTTTCAGTAGATTTAGGACGACCCCATAATGAATATGGAATTTTGAAACGAGTTTTTGTGGTTGTCCAGAGAGGATCGATTTATATTCGGTTAATGTGGGATGGTTATTTTGGAAAAGTTGATTACAGTGAATGACATGACCAACAGTATCAATCCCTCTGCGGCCTGCACGCCCCGCCATTTGTGTATATTCATGTGAATAAAGAAATCTGGGGGAATGTCCATCGAATTTTGTGAGGGATGGAAAGATCGCTGTTTTTATCGGACAATCGAGACCGATTGCAAAAGATTCTGTCGCAAAGAGGAGTTTAATATATTTTTTCGAAATCATCAATTCGACGATTTCTCTCAAAACCGGTATCATTCCTGAATGATGGATCCCGATCCCCTTTTCTAAAAGTCCAACCAATTCATTATATTCAGGGAGTTCCAAATATTCTTTAAAATTCGGGAACTTTCTTATGATTTGTTCACATTCTCTCCTTATTGTATACGGTATCTTACTATCATCTTCTAAGAGATTCGTTGTGATTTCATGTGCACATTGTTCGACATGTTTTCGAGAGAAAATAAAGGCGATTGCAGGGAGCATCTCGTTTACACGTAGATGCTCAGTCAGTTTATTTAAGACTGCCTGACGTTTCATATATACGCGATGTGTATCGAAAATCTTCGCAAGTCCATTTATCTTATGGACGGTTTTTTCTTGAAACTGACCACCATGGGTTTGAAGGGTAAGTAGACAATTCGTAGAATCGCGAATCTGTTGCTGAATCGTTTTATCACGTTCATGTTTAAAAATCGATTCTATCGTTGTTAAAAACGAATAATGGGTAAGGGGGACGACACGGTGATTCGTAGATGCGAGATATACGATTTTTTCAGGATTTTCCTTTGTATTGTCCAAAACAATATCATCATTATTTTCTTCTATCATCAGGAAATCACGAGCCTCACTTGTTGTGGTATCTCTTGCCTCGATCCACTCTGCAAATCCCGCTGGATTATCAATTGTTGCCGAAAGCATTACCATTTGTATATGTTTAGGAAGCATTAGGATTGTTTGTTCCCAGACTTGTCCACGATCGGCATCATTAATATAATGGACCTCATCGAAAATAACACAGGCGAGTTCTTTCTGAATATCGATTTGGAATTGGAGATTCGATCCATTTTCAGTAGATTCTGTCGATTTATCTTGTCTTGTGTTTTGCATATATAAATAATTCATCAGGATTTCCGTTGTCATAATCAAAACATCCGCATTGGGATTCGTTTTAATATCCCCCGTGAAAAGTCCAAAAGAGATTTCTGGATATTTATGCGTAAATTCGTAGAATTTCTGGTTTGAGAGGGCTTTAATCGGGCTAGTATAGATGACTTTTTTCTTTTGGTTTGTGAAATGACGGATAGCAAATTCCGCGGGAAGTGTTTTTCCTGAGCCTGTATGTGCAGTGACTAATACATGATTCCCCTCTATAATTGACTCGATCGCCCATTTCTGAAAGGCCGAAAGTGGATAGGGATATTCCGCGAATCTCTCATTATATGGAGATTCTTCTGGATATTCTTGAGGACAGATCTTAACCATTTATTTATATAGTGTTTTAAATACTATATAAATTATGAAAAACTATTTATATTTATTTATAATTATTATATTTTACTTTATCGATTATAAGAGAAAGAGTTTAATGATTAATTATTTTCTGCTAAGAATTTACTACAAGGAATACAAGTATCTAATACACGATATTTAAATGTAACACCTGCTCTGTCAGGACAAATTACAGTCTGTGATTGATCACCAAGAAAATGTGCAGAAATAGATAATCCAGAATAATTTATTATTAAAATATCAGAATTTATAAAATCGCTTAATACATTAATTACTTGTGTAGACTTGTCATAAATAATTGTATTTTCTGATTTTAGATTTAAATTACTTTGATCACTATGAATAATGAGACGATATTTATCAGGTTGTTTTTGAAAATGACGAATTACATTACATAAATTATCAGTATCTAATATTCTTGTTCCAACTGCATCTCCTAATCGTATATGACAACATACATTAATATACTCTTTATTATAACTTGGAGATGGTAATATTTTATTTTTTATACCAAATGCATCTCTAAGAATTGGTATTGATTTTTTAAAGTCATTTATTAATTCAAAATTCGAGGGTAGACCTTGTCCAGATCCAACACCATCATATAAATAAATAGTATTCTGGTAATTTGGGTCTCGTTCCAGTATTTCATTAAATGGTCTACTTTCATTTTTAATTATGTTATGATTTTGTTCTGGTGATAAAGGTATATATGTTGTATCAATGCTGCGTAAATAATTTAATCCTTCTAAAATATAATTTATTAGAATGATTGAATCTTTTGGATTATGATCAAATGAAAATTTTTTTTTATAATCATATACATATTGTGCCTTTTTATTGATAGATAAAGATAATAATCGCAATGTTCCTTCAAACTGATGTCCAAATCCGTCATACCCACCTTGATAAATTTTTATTTTTTGAAATTCTGTCTTTATAAATTCTGTCATATATAATATATTAAACAAATTTTATGTCATGATGTGGCGAATCGTATGTTAAAATATCCAATGGATGTAAATTATATTTTAAAATAGATTGATCCCATAATGTATGTAAATTTGAAAAGTCATAATCATCCATAATTAATATTGTACCCGACTTTGATAATCTATATGAGTTCAGTATATCACTTTCAGCAACTTCTGTTGAATGACCGCCATCAATATGTATTAACTCGTATTTTTCATTTATATTCGGTAGAGTTTTTGTAGAATCTCCAATAATAATATTTATTCTATCCCCAAAAGTTTCTTTTAATTTTAAAAAACAAGGTAGAGTATAACTATGTTCTCCTAAATCGAAACATGTTAATTTCATATATGGATTTGTAAATAACATCAACAATGCAGAAAAACCAGAATTAAATCCAATTTCCATTACAGATTTAATATTTTTATTTAATACTAAATTACTAATATTTTTTGCTTTATTAATAAATACATCTGTGTATGTAGTTGTATGATGTATCATGAAAATATTTCCCTCTAATGGTTCTCCACAAGATTGAATAATCGGTAATAAATTTATATTTATAAATTCTTTTGCAGAATTAATATTGTTTGAAATAGTAGAATCTTTTAATTCTCTCAAAAAATTACTCATTGTAGTAATTTTAGGTTCAGAATTACCTGGTCCTCCCGCAAAATGATGTATTATTTTATCAGACTTTATATCATTACTATAGAGAATCGCATAATTATTTAATATTTTATTATCAAACATGTTATATTTAAAAGCATTATAAATAAAAAATGGTTGGTCATGAAATGTATTAATATTTTTACGAGAATCTATATCATTATTAATTATAGCAAATAAATTTTTAATTTTTTCACAATTATTAAAAATTATTATTCCACTATTAAATGCACTCTTATCCGAATAACTATTTAATTCATCATTACTAAATAAATTTTTTCCAAAATAATTCGATTCGTGATCGATCCATCCTTCTTCTAAAACATACAATATATCGTCTGTGACAATATCGAATACTTCTTTGAGACTACCTTTTATTACAATATCGGTATCTAAATAAAGTATTTTACTATAATTCGAAATACTGGGTAAATTAAATAAATCAATTCTTGATTTACACGCTAATTCAACAGTATTATACTTATCATTTATTTCAAATTTTATTTTATCATTCATTAGATGACTCGATTTTATTCTATTCATAAATTCAGTAGATGTATAAATTAAAATATCAGTTGTATCATTTAAATTACCATAAACAAATATACTTTCCAAGAGTAAATATAGCATGTTTATATAATTCGGATTATTAAATACGCAAATAAAAATACAATTCCTAGACATTTTTATATAGTATATTGATAATTTTGTTTCTATTATTGTTCAAAAACAAATAATATAATAATATTATATCTCTCTATTTTAAAAGATAAATGAATATTACACAAACCGATACTCCTATTCAAAGAATACCCCAATTCGCAGGAGTTATTTTTAGACAAAATGAACGCCTAGACGAATTAAATGAACGTTTAGGACAACGCCAGATAGTAGATCATCCGCTTCAACCAAATTATGATCCTCGACCAGTCCCTACAAAATATTCGCATTTTCCGATCATCGATCGAAGAAAAGCAGCCCCTTCTACTCCCCTTAATAATTATTTAGAATATTCTCCAAAGAATAACTTTGCGCCGATTGTCTCTCGTAATGCTCCTGTAGATACCTATTTCCAAAATATTGATTTTGAATCGAATCTTCGTAATCAGTATTTCGCTTTACAGAAGGGGGCGGACCAGGCAGTCTATGTTCCAGAATCTTCTAGTGATTTATATGGGTTTTCGGCTGTTGGTCGCTATGAAAACCAGACCCATACCGATCTTTTTTATAAGGGACAATTCTCTCAGACTCCTAATGCAAATGTGAATCCAGCGATTGGTAGCGATCGATTTTTTAATCATACGAGACAACAACTTCGAAACCTATAATAGCATATTTTGCTATTTACCGTGATAATAGCCGGATCTCCTATTTACCAAATCATTTTTTAGGAATATGAAAAGGATGTGTTTTAGAAAGCGGTATTTTCAATAAATAAAGTCCCGTAATAATCGAAAACACCCCAAAATATTGTAAATAATTATCAAATCTCTCACCTAATATAAAATACGCAAATAAACTTTCTATGATAGAACTTGTCCCATCCCATGCATTATTCACTAATAAAACAGACGAATCTTGTAGCGAAATAATTAATAAAATCACAACACCAATATAGCCGACAATACCAATTCCTAAATATAATATTCCTGAATCATTCGCATATTGCTTTAGTGCAACATCGCCAATAATTTCAGTGAAAGACAATGCTAGGATCTGTGGTAAACTCATATTCTATACTATTTAGATACAATATATAACTATATTTTATAATTATATATCAGGAATAAGAATAAAACCATGTTTGAGAAAATTATAACGGCATTTACATCAAATAGTAGAAATAGCCGTCTTTTTCAGGTACTTATATTTCTAGCAATTATTTTTATCCTATTATTTTTCCATAGAAAATCAAATACACCTACTGGAAAAGAGGGTTTCACTCAATCGGATCGATATATTCTAAAAGAGGATTCTGAAATTTATGACGACTTTTATTCTGAAATCTATGATAAATTAATGAATCCTATACAGAAATCTGAATATTTCGTTTCGAAAATAATCAAAATGACGCAACCCAATCGTAATTACAGTGCATTTTTAGATATTGGTTCTGGAACAGGTGCTTTAGTAGGCGCATTGAAAAAATCAGGGTATAAAGCCTATGGGATCGATAAATCAAAAGCAATGGTTGAACAATCCAAAACACTGTATCCAGATATACCAGTAAAATGCGATGATGTCCAAAATCCAATCACATATGATCGTGGTTCATTTACACATATACTTTGTACTGGAAAAACGCTATATGAATTAAAAGATAAACCACAGTTTTTCAAAAACGCTTATTTCTGGTTACAAGGAAATGGATATTTAATTTTAGAATTAGTAGATCGTTCATGTTTCGATACTGGTGTTGGTTATGAAACAAACACAGCCGATACATTAACGGATTACTTAGATTTTTCATATAGATCTTCCTTCAGATTTACTTCCGATGGAAAAAACGTTATTCATAAAGAAGTATTCACAGATACAGTTAGTAAAAATATTCGAGAGAATGAGAAAATATTAGAAATCGAAGAGCCCAATGAAATTATAAAACTGGCGACAAATACTGGATTTATTATTAAAGGAAAGGCATCCATGGATACTCCAGGAGAATATCTATATATTTTAGAAAAGATGAATTAACTTCACTGCGTAGCGGAAAAGGGGTTAGATATTTATAATGAAATCAAAAAAGATAAAATTGAATAAAATTGATTGTTTTAGAAGGGGTTTTCTAAAACAATATAAAATGGGACTTTGTACATCTAAAAATAATATAATAGATATAGAGATTTTAGACGCGGATTATGAAAGATCGTTACCATTTACAGTACAGATTGAATATGGTAAAGTAATAAAAGTATATGATGGAGATACTATTACAGTTGCAAGTAAATTATATCATGGATCGCCGGTATATAGATTCCAGATTCGATTACGTGGTATTGATACACCAGAACTAAAAAGTCATAATGATATAGAAAAAGCAAATGCAATGATTGCACGCGATGCTCTTCATGAAAAAATATTCGGTAAAGTCGTCACTCTAAAAAATATAGGAACCGAAAAATATGGCCGGATATTAGCGGATATTTATTTAGATAATATAAATATCAATAAATGGCTGATTGATTCTAAATATGCTGTGTATTATGATGGTGGTAAAAAATCAGAGTGGAAATAGTGTCAATCGCATAAATTATTTGTACAATTTTTTTGTGCCTCCAATATGTTTGGATATGCTGCAGTTAATGGTGTAATTAAACTGTTTTTATTAGTTATATCAGTGCTATTATTTATATAATTTGTTAATGTACCATAAGATGGATCTATAATATTTTGTATAATTTGTAAATTCGCATGTGGTACACCCGTACAGTTTTGGTTTTGACATTTATCATAAATCGGAAGTACATTTGTATCAATCTCAGAAATAAATTTCATTATTTCACTTGACACGTTCGCTTTTAATTGTGGGTTATTACTTGTATCTAATATATAGGTTGTAAGAGTATTACCACTAGGACCAGTAATCGTATCATGTATATTATCTACATAAGATTGAGGAAACCCTTCTATAATATTGAAAACATAATCAATATATATCATTCCAATGATTATAATTATTAAAAATAATATTCCTAAAAAAATAATATCTCTACGGTTCATTTTTAATATATAATTATAAATATAATTATAAATATTTTTATTCATAATATCATTTTATTAGAGAATATAAAATTAAAATAACTAATCC